GGCTGGGTATGGATGAGACGGCGGTGCGCCCTGCGGCGGTCCGAACGGGGTTCGGGGCTGCTGCGTCGGCCCAAGGACGGGCCAGCATTTGGGCGTCGCCTCCCTCTTCGAGGCCCTCGGCCAGTGACATCGCAGATAGGACGACCCACTTTTGTGCGGTCGACTCCGACTGTGGGTGGAAATCCCACAGATCTGCGGTTGGCACACCCACGCCCCCGAATTGTCGGGGCACGTGGAAGAGGCCGGCCAGGCCATGATCGGAGAGGAAGCTCATCAACTCCGGATGGGCGTAGCGGAGCGTACGGAGGATCGCCCTCCTGGCCGAGACTGATCGGGCAGCCATCATCTTCTCAATGGCAGGCCCAATTGCGGACCAGTAGGGCGCGTCGGTGCCAGTGATGTCGGACTTCATCGTTCCGATGATCCCCCGCAGGGGGAATGCGTCCGACCATCTCCGAAAAAGGTTGAGGTATTTCAGGCCGCGCCGGCCGTCCCGGTCCCTTACGGGACCTTGAACCTCTACCTTGGCAGGGCCGGTGGTGAAGAACACCTCTTCGGTGAACACTCCACCCTCCTTCAGCACCATGTGCTTGGCCTTGCTGGAGAACTTGGCACCAGACTCCTTGGCACGGAGTTCGTAGCGCTGGATGCGGTCCAACGGGCCCTTCGCTACAAGGTCGTCGCCACAAATGCGTACGGCCAGGCGGGGCTCTTGCTTCGTCGCGGAAGATGCCTTCCACCACGCAAGATTGGCCAAACACAGGAGTGGCCATGTGGTGGGGAGGCCCATGAGCGCGCCGCGTTTGGAGAGACGCACCCGACCAATGTCGGGGTAGTGGAGCCGTTGAGGGCCAATGCAAAGCCTGAACAGGCTGGAGGCCCACTTCGGTAGCGTCTTTCCAGGGGAGGAGTCGAGGATCCCGTCCAAGATCGCTTCGTACGTTTCGAAGCCGATCAGGTCGGTGGCCGTTTTGAGATCGGCCGATAGGATCCAATCGTTCCCCTCATCGCGGGCCCGCGTAGGGTTGAGGTGTTGGTGGCTGGGCTTGAGGAGGCTTTCGACGGCCTCGCGATGGTCCCCAGCCAGCACGTCTCGGATGGCGGGATCCTTACGGGTCCCTTCCGTCATCCACCTCCGCAGGTGATGCGCCAGTGCGACGATGGCACCGTTGGACTTGGTCACAATCCTGGTCTTGAAGCCCCTTTCGGAGACGGTGAGGACGTTGGCCGCCGGGTAAGTGTACCCTTCGACGATGTCCTCCACCTCCGCAATGAGGGACTTCCGGAGCGCCGCGTGTGCAAGCGCTGAGACCTCATCTTCAATCACCGGGTAGCCGGTGAGTTTCTTGAGGTAGTGGGGCGGGGGCCAGAGCCCCTGCTCCGTCAGCGCTGCGCGGAGCCTCGAGCGGAGGAATTCCGCCATGCCTCCCTTCTTCCGGGAGAACTCGAGGCAAGCTCCAGAGGTGGGGTCGAATTCGACCTTCTCAGACCAGGTTGGGAGGTGGCTTTCCGCCCAGTCCCTTGCAAAGGCCCGCAATGCTTCACGCCGGCCTTCGGGGAGCGGGGCGGCTGCAGTTCCAAGATTCTCAAGGTGCTCACGTTGAGCCTTGAGTCCTTCTCGGGTTGCTCTACCCTTGGGGAGCGCCCGGCCGATGTAGGAGAGCTGGACAAG